AAATCCTTGACAAAAAGTATGGGGAAAGACTATAATACAATATACGGCAGTTGAAAGAGAGTTTTCACTGCACCGGGACGATCTGTTTGCGTCCCCGTATCAAAGAAAAGCGTCTGTAGAACCAGCACGGGCTTGTACTGGTTTCGACGGGGGTTTTGAAGTTTGGGAAGCCATTCGTGGACTCCGGGACCGCGTCATCAACCTGGAACCTAAATTTAAACGCAGACGATAATTACGTAGCGTACGCTGCCTAAGTGCGGCGTTGTCAGCTGAATAGTTTTCCGCGGCTATTCTTCTGGCATCAAACAGATGCGGAGCACTTCGTTTCCAAAGCTTTGCGGAGATGGAAGATTTTATGAAGCTACCGAAGCGGCAAGCCTGTCATCCGGCGTGCCGATGGGGGAACCTTTAATAGAATGACTGTAATGGGAGATGCCTGAATGAATAGGCTTTCGGACAGGGGTTCGATTCCCCTCAGGTCCACCATTCGGGCCGTACTCGAACACGTGAGTGCGGGCCCTTTTCTCGGATATTGTAAAATATCAGCGCCTCATCGTTGCGGAGCTCGACTCGGGCGATGAACGTGTCAACTAACCGAGCGCGGAAGTCGTCATCCGTGACGTCTCCGACGCGGAAGGAGCGCAGCCAGGCCTCGACCACCTCATGGGTGAGTCGGGGCCTTTTTATTTCTGCCCGCTGGATCTCCAGCACCAGCTGCTCCTCCTCTTCCTCCAGGGCAGCCAAACGAGAGACCAGGCCACGGGCCCCGCCTTCTTCTATCGCGTCCAGCAAGTTCCGCTGGCGCTTTTTATTTGAGTCAAGACGCCGACGCAATCCCACCACGGGATCGTCGGCGTTTTCCTGTTCCTGGACTTCCAGGATCCGGACGGTCAGCTTCTCGATCATCTCATCGGTCAGCATATCGTTCACCGTGGCCAGGATGATCGCATCCTCCAGGTGGTCCTTCGGGAACGGCTTCAGCTCGCACTTCTTCCCGCGCTTTTTGTCCCCGCACTTGTAATATCGGTACACTTTCCCCAGCTTCCCGGTGCCGGCCTCTGCGCTGATCATCGAGCCGCAATACCCGCAGAACATTTTACAGCTCAGCAAATAGTTCACCTTCGCCCTCCCTGCCGCATTGTTGCGGCTTGTCTTAAAGTGCCGGGCAGCTTCCAGGAAGGTCGCCTGGTCGATGATCGGTTCCACGTTCAGCTTCACGTCCTGGATGTAGAACTCGCCCAGGTACTTCTCATTCCGCAGCATACGATAGACGACCGCATTGGAGACCGGCTTCCCGCGCCGGCCCATGATCCCACGGTCAGCGAACAGCTGGACGATGTCCCGGATCTGGCCGCCAGCGATGTGGAGCTTGAACGCCTCCCGGACAACTGCCGCCTCGCGCTCATCCACGACGATGTGACGCTCGGCGTCTACTTTATACCCTATCGGCAGAGACTGGCCGCAATACTGACCCTTCTTCGCGGTCTCCTTCATGCCTCTGATGACCTTCTGGCGGAGATCGGCGGAGTAATACTCGGCCAGGCCCTCCAGCACGCTCTCCAGGATGATTCCCTCCGGGCCCTCCGGAACGCTCTCCCGGGCGTACATCAGCTTGACACCCGCCCGCTTCAAGGCCATTTTTCCCATAGCAATGTCCTGGCGATCCCGACCGAAGCGGTCGATCTTCCACACCAGGACGCAGTCGAAGCGGCCCTTCTCCGCGTCTCGTAACATCCGCTGGAACTCGTCACGGCCGACGACGCTTTTGCCAGAGACGTGCCGGTCTGCATATATTTCTATGATGTCAATGCCGTGCTCCTCAGCATACTGCTGGCAGTCGGCAACCTGGCCCTCGATGGACTGCTCCGTCTGGTGCGGGCCTGGTGAATATCTCGCATAAATGACGCCGCGCATGGCACCGTCCTCCCTTCCCGGGGTCCTCCCGTTAAATGTGCAGGATCGCTCTGATCGCTGCCTGGGTCTCAGCTCCGGCGTGCCGGAAAGCCTTCAGCAGCTCCAGCTCCGCAGCAGTAACTTCAACGCAGGGGCCGGATGTGGGGTCGGTGTGATCCCCAGACAGCCGCGTGATTTTATCAGAATACCCCAGCAAATAGTTCATATCTACGTTGAAAAAGTCCGCGATCACTTCCGCCGTCTCGAAATCGGGGCGGCGGTCTCCGCGTTCATACATATTGACAGCGCTCTTTGATATGCCAAGCTGGTCGGCCAGTCTGCTCTGAGACAACTCCCGCTCCAGTCGTAATTTCTTAAAGATTTTTGCAAATTCAGCCATAAGAATGACCTCCCTTATTTAGATACTTTAATTATACACATAACGTGCAAAAATTTCAATTAAATTTTCACGAAATGTGCTTGACAGAGCACGATGCGTGTGCTATATTGTGAATGTGCACGAAACGTGCACGCAAGAGACCCCACAACGACAGGAGGGCACACGATGAACACCTACAAGATTATTTTTACCCGCGAAAACGGGACCCAGGGCACCGACCACTTCGCCGCCATCAACGAGCGCCAGGCCCGCAAAGACTTCGGCGAGTGCTACCGTCACAGCACGGCCACCATCATCAGCATAGAGCTGGCCAGCACCAATACCCCGGCCACCAAACAGCAGGAACGCGACACCCTGGAGAAGATCCGGAAGATGGTCGAGCAGCTGGGCCCGGACTCCTACCTGGCCACCGCCTTCGAGGGCTGCTTCGACCTGGCCGCTGAGAACATCGACAACGACTGGGCCTGCTCCATGGCTGACCGCGCCCGCAGCGCTGAGAAGCGCGTCGCAGAACTGGAGGACAAGCTGTCCGAGTCCGTGAAGGACTACGAGGCCGCCCATGCTGCCGCCCATGCAGTCGCCGAGGAAAAGGACGCCGAGATCGCAAAGCTGAAGGATCAGCTGAAGCAGACCCAGGAGACCGCCCGCTGGAATGGCCAGAGATGTGATGAGGAAGCAACCGCCGCTGGAGAGGCCCAGCGTCGTGCTGAGGCCGCCGAGGCCGAAGTCATCCAACTGAAGGCTAAGCTCTACGACCTGCTGGTCGCCGGGAGGTAAAGGAGGACGGACTGATGGCTGCATATATGAGAAAGGCGGGGATCCTCCCCGTCTGCACCAATAACGAGGCCCGGGCCTACTTCGCCGGCGAGGGCCTCACCTATGCCGACGTGACCGAGGGCGACATCCTGACTCTGGTCATGCTGCTGAACAAGCACATCAAGAAGGCCAACGCAGACTGCGAGACCTCGATGGGTTCCATGTACCTGAGCCGCCGGATCGACCTCAAACGGAAGACCAACGGCGCCCTGATCAGCTGCTTCCTCTACGTCAACAGCCACTACTTCGAGCGCCGGGAGTGCATCAGCTTCAACGCTGACGGCTGGATCGGCTTCGCCGGCTGGGCTGACCAGGGCAACACCAATCCTATTTTACGAGCATTTATCAAGTGGTGCGACGCGCTCGCTGCCACCAAAGAAAAGGAGGACACACAACAATGACCCGCTTCAAGTATTATTCCAATTATCTCGCCTGCCTGCTGGGCACTTTGATCGCCTTCGAGCTCTGCTGGATCGGCGCCAAGTACGTCATCGAGGGCGAGGTGGTCCACACCTACCTCGACCACTTCATCGCCGTGTGCGGATCGTTTTATATCACCCGTGACACCATGAAGATCTGGCTGAAGCTCCAGAAGAAGGTTCAGAAATAAGAAAGGAGGACAAGCATGAACAACAAAGTCATGGCTGAAAAGCTCAGAAAACTGAGAGGCAACAGGAGCCGCCAGGAAGTGGCTGAGGCCTGCGGCATCAGCGTCTCCGCTCTGGCTATGTACGAGGCCGGTGAGCGAGTCCCTCGCGACGAGATCAAGATCAAGCTGGCTAAATTCTACAACCGCAGCGTGAGCTATATTTTTTTTACGAATTAAGTGCACGTATCGTGCTCGATTTGAAGGAGAACACACATGGGAAGAAAGAACAGACAACGCAAGCCGGAGCCCTTCAAGTGCTGCGAGACCTGCGCCAATATGCAACCGATAGGCGAAGGCGATCACATCTGTGACGCCTGCTGCAGCCACGATGGCAGCCCGACCGCTCTCGTCCTGGAGAGTTACATCCCGGCCGACGACTACTTCATCTGCGGAGGAAGCAGGTGGACACCACAATGAGCGCCACAAACCGAGGCTGCGAGCGCAAGGCCTACGACTTCTATGCCACCCCGCCGGAAACCGTCCGGGCCTTCCTGGCCAACTTCGATGGCATCAGCTCCGGCGACCGCATCCTGGAGCCTTCTGCCGGCAACGGCCAGATCGTCAAAGTGCTGAGGGAAGGCGGATATGACAACCGGATCGACGCCGTGGAGCTGCGACCGGAGGAGCGGGGCGCCCTGGAAGCTCTGGCTGACAACGTCACAATCGGCAGCTTCTTCGACTACGAGCCCGACTGCGGCTACGATGTCATCATAGGCAACCCGCCCTACAGTCTGGCCCTGGACTTCATCAACAAGAGCCTGGAGCTGCTGCACCCTGGCGGCCTGCTGATCTTCCTGCTCCGGACGAACTTCCTGGAGAGCGAGAAGCGCTTCAAGTGGTGGCAGGAGCACCCGCTCAGCGGTCTCTACACCCTGCACAAGCGCCCCAGCTTCACCGGCCGAGGCACCGACGCCACCAGCTACTCCTGGTTTGTGTGGGAGCGGGGGGGGACCGGCTGCATAAGGAGAGGCCATCCTTCCAGCGGAAACTGGTAAATGCTAACCAGGACGCTCCCGGTCACGACCGATGGGGCTATCGCGTGGTTTTTATATGACTGTATATTTTGATGCTAATAACATTTATGACGCCGGGACCAAGGCGATGCAAAGCAGCAAGTTCAAACACGGCACCCAGCTGTTCGAGATGAACCACCTGCTGACCACTGCCCACATCCGGCAGGACTTTATCACCGGCGACTACAAGCCGGATCCGGGCAACAAGTTCCCGATCAATGAGCGCGGGCATCCGCGCTACATAACCAGTAACACGATGGTGGACAAGACGGTCAACCATCTGCTCTGCGACGAGGTGCTGACGCCGTCCATCAGCAAGTACCTGATCTATGACAACAGCGCCTCACAGAAGGGCAAGGGCGTGGCTTTCCATCGTCGCCGCTTCGAGGCTCGACTGCATCAGTATTTCATGCAAAACGGCACCAACGAGGGATACATCCTCCTGGTGGACTTCTCCGGCTATTATGCCAACATCCCGCACGACAAATGCCTGGAGGTGCTCCAGACGTTCCTGGAGCGCGAAGTCGAAGATCCGGAGACGCTGGCCATCACTGAGATGCTGCTGCCGCTCATCTTCAAGACCTTCGAGCAGGACGTCTCTCGTTTCACTGACAAGGAGATCGAGGCGATGATGGCCGGAAAAATCGACCCGATGCTGAACTACGGCGTGGATCCAGCGCTCCTGACCGGCGAGAAAATGCTCCGGAAGGGTGTGGACATCGGCTCCCAGCCTTCGCAGAACATCGGCATCGTCTACCCCTACCGGCTGGACAATTATGCCAAGATCGTCAAGGCGGTCAAAGGATACGGCCGTTATACCGATGACTCCTACGCAATCGCCCGGACCCGGGAGGAGCTGCTGGAACTTCTGGACGGTCTGGAGAAGGAGGCGAAAGAGTATGGGCTGATAATTAACCGCAAGAAAACCAGGATCGTGAAATTGTCCTCGGAGTTCCGGCACCTGCAGGTGTGCTACTCCTTAACGGAGACCGGCAGAATTATCCGGAAGATCAACCCGAAGAACATCACAAGGGAGCGGCGCAAGCTGAAGGCCTACAAGCGCCTGCTCGATAGCGGCCGCATCGACTACGCGACGGTCGAGAACGCCTTCAAGTCCTGGCTGGGAAGTCACTGGAAGTATATGTCGCATGATCAAGTTTATAACATGAGCAGCCTCTACTATGAGCTGTTCGGAAGGAGACCAAAATGGAAAAAAGGACATGGAAGATTACACTGGCTGATGGCACATCCCTCGACGGCCTCGACCTCAACGGGAACAACTACATCAGCTCCGCCGCCGTCGCCGAGGCCACCTTCGCCGGTAAGCTCTCCAGCGTGACCATCGAGGGGCCTGACGGCACCCAGACCTATCAGGACATGAAGCTGGTCCAGATCAGCAAGGTCGGCAAGAGCTACTGGTTTATCCTGGCCGAGAAGACGGCTGAGGAAAAGCAGAAGGAACTCGCCACAGCTGCTCTGGCCACCAACGCCAACAGCATCACCGACCTTCAGCTCGCTCTGGCTGAGGTCTATGAAATGATTATCGGAGGTAAATAACTATGGCTAAAGTTTACGCAGCTCTCATCAAGAAGGGGCTCAAAACCATCGACGACGTGCCCGAAAATCTGCGCGACGAAGTCCGCGCGCTCCTGGAGGAGTAAGATGATCCGGCGCTTCAGATCCTGGCTCAGAAAGGAGGTGAACAACATGGCAGTCATCTACGTCGCCCTGATCGTCAAGGGCAAGCGTACCTACGACAGCGTCCCTGACCTGATCAAGCCCCAAGTCAAGGAGATGCTGATCGACCTGGAACTGGCAGAGCTCGTCACTGAGTAAAGCCCACAATGCCCCCACGAATATCTCCGTGGGGGCATAATTCTAAGCAAATAAAAAGAAGGAAGGTACACAACATGAAAACTGGAATTTGCACAGCAGTGGGAGTCGTGGGCGGCTTCATCGCCAGCCTTTTCGGAGGCTGGGACGCAGCTCTGACCACGCTCCTGGTCTTCATGGGCGTGGACTACGCTACCGGTCTCATCGTTGCCGGCGTGTTTCACAGATCCCAGAAGTCCACAGACGGCGCCCTGGAGAGTCGCGCCGGATGGAAGGGTCTCTGCCGTAAGGGCACGACTCTCCTGGTGGTACTGGTAGCCTGCCGCCTCGATCTGGTCACGGGCTCCACATTCATCAGAGACACGACGATCATCGCCTTCGTCGCCAATGAGACGATCAGCATTATCGAAAACGCCGGACTGATGGGCGTGCCTATCCCTGCCGTCGTGGTGAAGGCCATCGACATCCTGAAACAGAAGGCGGAGGGCGACGCTAACACCAGCCCAGGCAAGGAGTAAGCCGTGAAGGCGACAAGGTCCTCCACCGAGAGGACCATCTGGAACTACTTCTGCTGCAAAGGTTTCAGCCCGGCCGGTGTGGCCGGGCTGATGGGCAACCTCTACGCCGAGAGCGGGCTCAATCCGATAAACCTCCAGAACACCTACGAAAAGCGCCTGGGCCTCACGGACGCCGAGTACACGGCCGCCGTGGACTCCGGGAGCTACTCCAACTTCGTCCGCGACAGCGCCGGCTACGGCCTCGCGCAGTGGACATACTGGAGCCGCAAGGAGGCCATGCTCAACTATGCCCGGAAGACCGGCGCGTCCATCGGCGACCTGATGATGCAGCTCGACTTCATGTTCCAGGAGCTGAAGGGCCACGTGGCCGTCTTCCAGGTACTCCGGACAGCCCGGACCGTGAAGGAGGCGTCCGACATCGTGCTGACCAAGTACGAGCGCCCGGCCGACATGAGCAACGCCGTCAAGGTAAAGCGGGCCGGCTTCGGCCAGGCATACTACGACGCCTACGCAAACACTACAACAACCTCAGAGAAGGAGGAGATCACCGTGAGCAACAGCCCTCTGGTAACGTACACCAACATCACCAAGAACAAGACCAGCCCCCGCAACCACGCCATCGACACCATTACGATCCACTGCATCGTGGGCCAGTGGACGGCGAAGCAAGGCTGCGATTTTTTTGCCACCACTGACCGCGAGTGCAGCGCCAACTACATCGTCGGCAAGGATGGCTCCATCGGCCTGTCCGTCGATGAGGCGGATCGCTCCTGGTGCACTTCCAGCCGTGAGAACGACAACCGCGCCATCACCATCGAAGTCGCCAGCGACACCGAGCACCCCTACGCCGTGACCGATGCAGCCTACGCCGCACTGATCAAGCTGATAGCCGACATTTGCAAGCGCAACGGCATCAAGAAGCTGATCTGGTCCACCAACAAGGCCGACCGCGTCAACCACTCCAACGGCTGCAACATGACCGTGCACCGCGACTATGCCAACAAGGCCTGCCCGGGCCAGTACCTCTACGACCGCCACGGCGCCATCGCTGCGGCCGTCAATGAGCTCCTGGGCTCTGGCACTACCCAGCCATCCGAGGCGGCTCCGGGGGCCGTCCAGGACTTCCCTGCGACGCCCTTCACTGTCCGCGTCATTATCCCGGATCTGAACTACCGCAAGGGCCCCGGCATGAGCTACGCGGTCAGAGGCCAGACCGGCAAGGGCGTCTTTACCATCACCGAGGTGCAGGACGGCTGGGGCAAGCTGAAAAGCGGCGCCGGCTGGATCTACCTCGAAAACCCTGACTACTGCACCATCCAGGGCGTCGCAGCGAAGCCGGCCGAGCCGGATCCTGCTGACGTGCTGGCGCAGGAGATCGCCGGCAAGGTGAAGGGCTCCGGACTGGATCCTGCTGACGTTCTGAACAGGACCAAGAAGATCCTGGGCGTGGCATGA